CTTCCATGTAACATGATCCATGATGCAGGGTATTTCTTAGTAAAGAATGACCCTAAATATATTAAGTTTTTAAATGATGTACTCATCGAAGAAATGGAATGGAATGATGAGGATACAATTAGATCCACAGATGTTCCTATGAAAGCTTCACTTGAACTAGGAAAATCCTGGGATAAACTAATTAATTTACACAACCACGCAACATTAGAGGAAATACAAAATGTCTTTTAAATTTTCACAGGATCAACATGATGCCATAGATGGTATTTGTGATATGTTACTTGATTCGACTACGCCATCTCATGTAGTAACTGTACTTACTGGTTCAGCAGGAACTGGAAAAACTACTGTAGTTGGGGAAATTATTAATCAAATTAGTAATTTTTCTTCAATTACAGTTGAACTATGTGCAACTACAAATAGAGCTGCTAATGTATTACAAGATATTGTAGTGAAACCGGTAGTTACTGCACATTCACTATTTAAGTTACGCCCTAGTGTTACTAAATACGGGAAAGAAACTCTTAAAAGTATAGGGTATTGCGATATTGCAAAAGGATCTGTAGTAATTATTGATGAATCATCAATGATTGGAAATAAATTCCTAACAGCTATTGTAGATATTGTTAAAGAAAAGGCTTTAAAACTATTGTTTGTAGGAGATTCTTTTCAACTACCTCCACCCTCAGATAATTGTAGTATATTTGATGGATCATTAACTACATTTACATTAACTAAAGTACATCGACAATCAGGAGGTAATCCTATTCTCGATAAAGCAAATGAATTTCGTGAGTATATTGAAGGGGTTAGGAATATTGAACCTACGTTGGAAACGAATATTAATCTTAAAGGTGAAGGTATTCATGTACTTTCTCACGCTGATTTTGTAACTAAATTTGTAGAAAAATATATAAACTATTCTGCTGGAACAGAAATAGACACACCATTATGCACTTATACAAATGAATCTGCTATTAATTATAATAGTATGGTGCGCAAAGCTGCATACTTTCTAGAAAATACAATTGAACCTTTTTATCAAGGAGAAAGGTTAATAGCTAATAGTGTAGTTATGGATGGAGAAAAGACTCTTCTAACTAATAATGAAATTGTACATGTTAGGAGTTATAATGAAGGTAAACTGCATGAAATCCCTGGATACTACGTAACAGTACGAGGAGATTATGATAAACATACAAAATCAAATATGAAACAAGTATTTTGCTCTAAAACTAAAGTAGAAGAAGATAAAGTACTTAATGAATGGAAAGATGATGCTATTTTAAATAAATCTAAAAAGAGCTGGATAGCGTATTATTCAATAAAAAATTCTCTAGCCGATTTACGTCCACCATTTGCAGGTACTACTCATAAAGCTCAAGGGGGTACATTCCCGGCTGTATTTATAGATAAATTAAATATAAACAAGTGTCGTGATAAAATCACTAGAGCACGATTATTCTACGTAGCTCTCACTAGAGCTAGTAAGAATGTATATATAAACTCATGAAAAAATACTTATGTATAGGTAGCGGTAACATAGAAGCTCATTGGTTGCCTAGATGGTATAAAGTACCTTTTGAAGAATGCATTCTATATCACGATAGCAATGTATTTGATATAGAGGAGCAACACACTCATTTAATACCATTAATTATTAGACCTAATGGTGATTATGATATTAGAATTGCTAAAACTGAACACTTATTAAATGGAGGATAGAATGGCATTTGAATACACAAATCATAATAATGTATCACTAGCATTAGCCGTATTTTTAATGCATGACACGTATGATTACGATAAAAGACCTAATTCGATTAGTGCTACAGGTCTCCTTAGGCCACTTCGTCAATTAGTATTATCTCAACAAAACAAAACTCTATCTAAAACTGTAGATATTGCAGATTTAGTAGCTAGTCGTATGGGCTCAGCTATCCATGCAGGATGTGAAGAAGCATGGACAGACCCTAATAACGTTAAAAACGCTTTAAAAGCACTAGGTGCTTCTGAAGAGTCTATTGATAGTGTAAGGGTTAACCCTCCATATGTTAAAAATGGAGAAACTCCAGTCTATGTAGAACAACGTGTAGAGAAAGAAATAATAAATTTTATTATTTCAGGTAAGTATGATCTAGTACTAGATGGCACATTAAATGATTATAAATCTACAAGTGTATGGACTTACATTTTTGATAGTGGAGCTGACAACTATACAAAGCAAGGCAGTATATATAAATGGTTAAGTCCAGATAAAATAACTAGTGATTATATTAATATAAATTATATTTTTACAGATTGGTCAGCTACTAAAGCTAGACAAGATCAAAAACAATATCCTCAACAAAGAGTACTTACTAAAAAGTACCCTCTATGGAGTAATGAAGAAACTGAAAATTGGATTACAAATAAGCTTGAAGCTTTCAAATTACATTTTAATACTCCACAAATAGGATTACCAGAGTGTACTGACGATGAGCTTTGGGCATCAAAAACAACATATAAATACTATAAGAATCCTGCTAAATTAGAAAGATCTACTAAAAACTTTAACACAATGGACGAAGCATTGGTTCGTAAATCTAATGATGGAGATGTTGGAACAGTTGTTACAGTTCCAGGGGAAGTTAAAGCTTGCCGTTACTGCCCTGTAGTCAGTATATGTACTCAGGCTGAAACTATGTTAGCCGATGGTAGATTAACTTTATGAAGAGCTATTTATATCCTAAATCAAAAACAGTAAGTCCTTTTTTGCTTCAAAAAATTAAAGATAATTGTGTAGATAAAGTACCAGGTGGTGCTAGAAGAACAGAATTTAATTTACACAAAAAAGGAATACAAGAAGTTGATAACTTAATTTCGTGGATACAAAGTATAATCCCAAAAGTTTCTCATGAATTTGGAAAATACGGAGAAGATTTTAATAAATCATTAGATCCTAATCCATCTACCGAACCTATAGGCATAATTATTTCCACAATAAATACACCAGGTGAAGAGAAGGGATATAATGTTAATGCATTTAATATTAAAGAATCTTGGGGGTTAATTTACGATAAAGGAGCAGGAGTAATAAGACATAATCATTACCCTTATACTTTATCTTTTGTGTATTTTGTAAATATTCCTGATGGATCTTCATCCATTATTATGGAAGGAGAAGAAATAATACCAATAGAAGGAACTGTTTTATTTTTTCTTTCTCACAGATATCATGAAATTAAACCATCTGGTTCCAATGAACGATGTGTTATTACAGGAAATATTCTGTATGAACCGTAACCTGTATTCTTTAAATAGTAGATTAACTTTATAACCTATTAGCTCGTACAGTACCCACCATACATACCTGGCAGGGTGTGTGGAAAAACGCTTCGCTATTAACGAAAGCTCTAATGTGGGTTAGTAACTTTCGAGGTTATTTAAATTGGTTGGCCGAGAGCTAGTCCTAGGCTTATGGGTCATTAAAATGGTAACGATACAACCGCGTAGCTCATTACCATGCCACATATATTATTAACAATGGAGGTAACATGCTTGTATATAGCGTAATAGCTTTAGTAGGTTTTATACTTGTCAGTGCTTACACTCTAGTTAAAACATTTTTAAATAAAAAATAGGTGCACTCACTCTATCTATAGGACTATATGCTCGTAACTCGTAGTGGGGGCGTGAGTACACGGTCTTGGTGAGTGTACCTTTATGCACTCAAAGAATATGATAACTAAATTACAAAATGACTAACTAAGCTACATATTTAGCTCTCGTAGCTCAGTTGGTAGAGTAACTGTTTATTTCAAACAGTGGTCGGTGGTTCGATTCCACCCGAGGGCGTAACTAAAGGAGAAAAATGATCCACGATATAAAAATATTTAACCCAAAAGGAGAATTACTAAAAGTTGTTAATGGGCAAAAATTAATGGATAAACATTTTAAAGTACTAGCTGAAAGCATTGGAAAAACACTTTGGGGACAAGCAGCTAGAAAATTTAAAACAAATCTCACTTGTCCTATTTGTAAAAGAATAGTAGAAGGCAGAGCTAATCAACTTACTTGTGGGTCTGATAAATGTTTACGCGAAAGAGTTAAAGTAAGATTACGTTATGTAACTAGCAGAAAAGATAAAAAAACTTTACCGTATACTCATAAAATAGTTTGTAAAGAATGTGGAAAAAAACAAATGAAACAATCCGAAAAAGCTAAGTATTGTTCTAAAAAATGTGCTAATGCATATACAGGTAGAATAAATCGTAAAAAAAGTAGAGAAATGCGCCTTTCTATAGGAGGTTAATTATGGATACTAAAAATATAGCAAAAGAAATAAGAAAAAATATACTTAAGCATAAAGAGCATGGGCAATATCAGATGTGTTTAGGTAGTCTAATAAAATCGTTACAGAGAGAACGAGTTGGATTACCAATTATGCTTTCTTCTGTGTATCAGGGATACGAACCTAAATACCCAGGGTTACCTCATAGTTATTATGGGTATCCTGCTGATTTAGCATTTGTACCGAGTACAACTCCAATAACTGTAGCTAAATTTCTTGCAGTATGTGAAACAGCTATAAAAGCATCTTTTGTAGGGCCTGATCATGCAGAAGGTTACTACAGAGATTATATTATGAAAGCTAATACAACAGTTTGGATTTCAGAGTTAGATAAAGCTAGTAAACTTGGTATTACAGATGTTGTACCTGTCGATGGTTATATTGAATTAGTCACTGAAACTATAGAGGAGGATAAAGATGTCCCTGGATAGACACAAAAGATTAGAATATATAAGACAAATATTACAAGAAATTGCACATGGTTCTGTAGATGTTAAAGAAGATTCTATTTTAATTGAAGTAGCTATAGAGTTCGCAGATAACTTAAAAGAAGGAGGGTTAGATGGATCTTTTGAAGGATGATAAATTAACTATCATGCTCCGCATAAAACAAGGTCCTCATGAAACCACGTATTACGTTACTAACATCCCAAATTGGTATGAATTTCTAGGGGTGTTCTCGCTTTATTGCATTATCGCTATGTCAGTATTTTATACTGGTTTATGGATTGCAAGTCGGTATATGTCTCCAGGAAAACCATAAACTATAAATAAGGAAACTAATATGAAAAAATATCATCCGTTTTCGGAGAAGATAGTCGATATCCTTGTTCGTAAAGTGAACAACGATAATCGGCATTTTTTTCGTATTCTTAGCGGATATTACCTATCTAAAGTAGCATCTATGATGCGCTGTAATATACAAACAAAAGATCGAGGAGTAATTCCAGTAAATACTTATGTATTAAATTTAATGGTATCAGGAACAGGTAAAGGTCACTCACAAAATATATTAGAACGTGACTTTATATCTCATTTTAAAAAGGAATTCTTAAATAATGTATTTCCTGTAAAAGCTGAAGAAAATATTCAGACTTTAGCTTCAGAAAGAGCTAGCTGGAGAATTAGTATTGGTCAAACTCTTAGAGCTTTTCCTGAAGAGTACGAAGAACAACTTAAAAAGTTTCAAGATCATTTTGATCGTTTAGGAGAGTTAGCATTTAGTTTTGATAGTGGCACTTCTCCAGCTGTTAAGCAAATGCGAGAGAAGTTATTGTTAGCTTCTGCTGGTTCTATGAATTTAGAAATAGATGAAATAGGATCTAACATGCTTACTAATCAAGACGTATTAAATGTATTTCTTGAGCTTTATGATGTAGGTTTAGTAAAACAAAAACTCATTAAAAATACTGTAGAAAACATTAGATCAGAAGAATTAGCAGGAATTACTCCTACTAATTTAATGATGTTTGGTACGCCTACTAAACTATTAGATGGAGGTAAAACAGAAGAAGAGTTTAAACAGTTTTTAGAAACAGGATATGCTCGTAGGTTACTCTTTGGGTATACTATAGAAAATCATAGAACTAAATATTCATCTGCGGAAGAACGGTATCAAAAAATGGTAGATGCAGTATTAGCTACAGATGTAGTAGATATACAGCGAACATTTACTAATTTTGCTAAGAGGTCTTTTAACCCGATACTGCAAATATCAGAAGCTAATTCTATTTATTTAATTGAATACCAAATAAAATGTGAAGAAATTGCAGATAATATGAAAGATCATATGAGCGTTCACAAAGCTGAAATGAATCATAGATATTATAAAGCTATTAAATTAGCAGGTGCTTACGCATTTGCGGATAATATGAATGAAATAACCCAAGATCATTTAGATTATGCAATCAGCATAGTTGAGGATTCTGGGGAAGCATTTCACACTTTAATGCGTAAACAGGGCCCTTATGAGCGCTTAGCTTACTATTTAGCAGATTGTGATAATGAGGTTACACAGCATGAGTTAATCGAAGAACTCCCATTCTACAAAGGCTCAGAGTCTCAAAGAAAAGAATTAATGACTTTAGCTATGGCTTTTGGTTATAAAAACAACATTATTATCAGAAAAAGAATGTTAGAAGATATTGAGTTTTTCGTAGGAGAAACACTATTAGAAACTGATTTAAATAGCTTAACAGTGTCTATTAGTCTAAATATTGCTCATGATTTTTCATTAACAGATCCAAAACCATCATTTGATACATTACATAAGTTAACTACTGCAACAGGATATCATTATGCTGCTCATGCTTTTGTTAATGGGCATCGTAAAGGTGAAAATGCTATACCAGGATTTGATTTACTTATTCTAGATTGTGATGGGGATATATCTATATCTAATGTTAAAACATTATTAGAAGATTACACATTTCTAATATCTACAACTAAAAGACATACTGCAGAGATTAATAGATTCAGACTTATTCTACCTATATCTCATAGAATTAAATTAACTCCTAATGAGTATTCTAGATTTATGGTAAATGTCTTTGAATGGTTGCCATTTCCTGTTGATACAGCTGCTAAAGATATAGCTAGAAAATGGGAATCATATCCAGGGATTCACGAGTATAACCAAGGAACTGTTATTGATGCCACTATGTTTATCCCAGAAACTAAACGATCTGATGAAACGAAAGCTCAAATTAATGCAAATGGTGTAAATAATATTGAACGTTGGTTTAAAACACATACATCTGCAGGCAATAGGGCTAATCATTTATACCGATACGGCATGGTATTGATAGACGCTAATATGCAATTACCTGACATAGTAGAAAAATTAGAAAATTTTAATGATTCTTTAGACTCACCATTACCTGAAGATCAATTCAGGAACAGTACAGTTAAATCTATTAGTAAAGAATTTCAAAAACGAGGAGGAAAATGAACAATAATCATTTAGTACTAGTTTCAGGAAAATCTAGTTCAGGTAAAAGCGCTAGCTTGCTGGACATAGTTAAACCAGAAGGTGTTATGTATTTAAATTGTGAGAATGGTAAGAAATTACCATTTAAAAGTAAATTTAAAGAACTAACAATTACTGATACAGATCAAGTATACCAAGCATTCGCAGAAGCTGAGAAAATGCCTGATGTACATACGATAGTTATAGATACACTTACGTATCTAATGGATATGTATGAAAGTACTAAAGTATTAACTTCAAGTGACACTATGAGAGCTTGGGGGCAATACGCTCAATATATGAAAGTATTAATGTCTCAAGTAGTAGCTAAATCTACTAAAAATGTAGTATTTTTAGCTCATACATCAGACATACTTAACGAGTCTGAAATGATCAACGAGACCATGGTTAAAGTTAAAGGATCCTTAATGAATCAAGGGATTGAAAGCTTTTTTACATGTGTAATTTCTACTAAAAAAGTAACTTTAAATAAATTAGATGGTAAAGTTGCTAAATCTACATTATTTAAACTTACTCCAGAAGATGAAGCTAATGGGTTTAAATATGTATTTCAAACTCGTTTAACTAAAGAAACTGTTAATGAGCGTATTAGAAGTCCCATGGGAATGTGGGATATTAAGGAAACGTATATAGATAACAATTTACAAAATGTAATCAACCGACTTCATAAGTATTATAGTTAGTTCCTGCATGATATACTAATGCAGGATATGACTCCCTCCTTATGGGGTCTCCTCCTCCTAGGGGTCTATCCTAACTGAAGAGTTATAAATCACTAGTCCTCTTTTCTGAGATACTCGATCTTAAGAAGAGAGGCATAAATTATTCTCAGCTAAGGCAGTAGTGGCATAACGTTAATCTCCTTAACAAGTAGTAGCTGCTATTGCCTTGGCACTCCCTATAAAATTAAAGGAAAATTATGAGCCATCCAGGTAATGACGAAATTATAGATAATGAACGAGACAATAAAAAAAGCAATTTAGAAAAAGAACACGAAGAACTTACTATAGAAACGGTAATTGCTGCTACTGCATTAGGTATTAATGTAGTGCAGAAAATTGCAGTTCAATCTTTAAAACAAAAGCCAGGGCTATCTCTTAAGGAATTTACTCAAATATTAGATAAGTATGTAGACACAATGAAAAATAGTAATCTTATCCGTGAAAAATACAAAGATAAAGCTAATACGCATACATGAGAATGCAATTATAATAATTTTTAGGCGCTATTGCCTACTTAACCTCATAATAAAGGAAATAAACTATGAGTGAATGGGAACTCCCTAAAGGTGTAGAAACACAATCTATAGAACGTGTAGGTGGTGGATTTGCATGGGAATCTGGTGTATATGATGCTACGGTTAAGATGGTCTATCTTAATCAATCTGCATCTGAAGCAGTAAGTTTAAACGTTATTCTAGAGAATTCTACAGGCAAAGAGCTTAAGGAATCTTTCTGGATTAAATCAGGTAAATCTAAAGGTAATAAGACCTATTATACAAAGAACGGAAAAGACTATCCTCTTCCAGGGTATTCAATTGCAAACTCTATGTGTGTAGCTATTACCGGTGACAGCCTACCTAAGTGTATGGATACTGCAGAAAAGAAAACTATTAATATCTACAATCCTGAATTAGGTAAGGAAGCACCTACAGAGCGTCCTGTATTAATGGGTTTAGTTAATAAGCCTGTTAAAGTAGCTGTTCATCAAGTAGTTGAAGATAAACAAGCTAAAGATGCATCTGGAAACTATGTATCAACAGGTGATTCTCGCACTGTTAATCAGTGCAAATTCTTTGGCAATATGGAAGGTAAGACTGCTGAGGAAATTACTACTAAAGCAGATCCTGCTAAGTTTGATAAATGGGCTGAAAAGAATACTGGCTCAGTTATTGATAAAACTACTGCTAATAAGAATGGTAATTCTGCTGCATCTATTATGGGTAGTGCACCAGCAAATACCGCTACAGGTTCCCTGTTTAGTAAGTAATGAGGATCTGCGGAATTGATCCAGGGGCTAATGGAGCAATCGCTGTACTGGATTCTACGAATCCAGACAGCGTTGCTCTGTTAGATTTAAATAAAGCTACAATGTATGATGCGTATTTGTGGTTAAAACACCACCAAGCAAATAAAGTTTGGGTAGAAGATGTCCATTCTTTATTTGGAATGTCAGCTAAATCTAATTTTGGATTTGGTAGAAATTTTGGTATAGCACTTGCAATAGCTAAAATGGGAACTTCCGGTGGTCCTATTCATCAAGTTACTCCTAAAATATGGCAAAAATTTGCAGGAGTTACTGCTAAAGGTAAAGATATTAAAAAACAAGTTGCTGAGATAGCTACAAGACTATACCCAACAGCTAATGTATACGGTAAACGAGGAGGATTACTTGACGGACGATCAGATGCATTAATGATTGCCCATTACGGATTACATAATAAGGAGAACACATGAAAATAGAAATAGATATAGATATTGAATCTATAATAATAGAAGCACTTAAGAAAAAAGAAATATCAAACATATATGTTCCACCAAGAGAGGTTTCAATACCTGCTCCTAGAGATACTCCTGTAGATAGTAGAACTAAATGGGAATATAGCCGTAGGAATGGTAGAAGACGTACCACAGAAGAACTAGCTTTACATGAACTAGAAAAAGAAAAGGGGCGTAAACTAACTCCTGAAGAGAAAGGTGAGACTAAAGCATTAGTTCAGATAGATACAACTGCTGAAAATAAAGCTAAAGAAGATACTATTAAAAAAATTCGTATAGATGGCATTACTGCTGAAGGTATGGCTGCAGCTACTAAAGAACTGGCTGAAGAAGAAGAAACATCTAGCATTACTATAGTACAAGAAGACGTAGAAATAGAACTTGAAGCTACTATTCCTAAAACTGAAAAGTTAGATACTAACTCAATATTCTCATGAAAGATGCATTAAAAAACATATGGATAAATTGTCAAAGTGCAGGATATACTGTTTTAACTCTTATAGCCATTGTGCTTATAGTACTAGGAAGTATTCTTGCACTTCCACTGGTACTAGTAGTAGTAGTAGGGGCTGTTGTGTTTATAGTGTATAAACTAGGAATGACAGAAGATATTGATGAAGATACACCATATGATCGATATAAAAAATTTAGATCAACTAATAAAGAAGATTAAGTAAACAATCCTTTTACCCAGGTAACTATTTCTACACCTGTTATATTATTAGCTTCATCAAATAGTTCATCAAATTGTAATGAACTAGGAGAGAAATCTCCACCAAGCCATGATGCATTCACATTACCTAAAGACTCTATACCAGTAGTATATTGAAATGCAGCAGATAATCCTACTGATGTAGGATTACTTTGAACAAGTTCCCTTGATGCTCTATTATTACGTAAATAATACGATATAAATGAAGTAGCTCCAATAGCTTCAAACATTTCTAATACAGGTATTAGTGCTTCATCAAACAATACAAAAGCATTAAGGGATCTATGCATAGCTGTTTTAAAGTCTACTCCTTCAACATTTACAGCATGTTCTATTAATATATATCTTCCTAAAAAGTCAGTTAGTTGTACTGTTTTACGTAACTTTTGATAAGGAAGACTTGTTTTAGTTACAAATAATGTAGCTGCAACTTCATTTAATTGTTTAGGAATTTTATCAATATATTTTGAACTTATTTTATTTGATCTAAGTCTACGCCGTGCTTGATTAAAAAATCCATCTATTCTTGCTTCATTAATGTCTTCTACAATAATTGAGTCTAATCCTGCTTCACTCATACGATGAATCTTATTTTTTTCTATACGAATTCTAAGTGCAATTGCCTCTTTTCCTTCTGGACTAGTTCGTTTGTCTAAATTTCTAAGAGCTATGCGTTGATCTAGTCTCATAAGCTCTTCACGATCTTTTTTATACTTTCCAAATTCTTTTAGTCCCTCTGTAATTTTAGATATTGTGTAAGATATAGGGATTTTTCTCATACTTAATTGATAAATATTAGACCATAAATTATTCAATATTACCTGAGGCATAGCGATAACAATACGATCTTTTCCATAACTAACTATTGTTTTAATTATGCTGTGTGCTATTCCAGCAAAACGTTTAATATGTTCCATACCTGGTTTTTGTAGTAATTCTAATTGTGTTATATCATTTACTTTATAACCAAATGTTTTATCAATTATATCCTCTCTAACCATAAACTTACCATCTACAGCATATTTTTTTATATACTCTCGTACTTCTCTTGGAAGTTTTCTGTATCGTTCAATATATGGAGATGCAGGATCTAATATATTTTTAAATATATTTTTATTATTTTTATAATGCTGCTCTTGTTCTTCTACTAAAATATTAACAGTTTCAATATTACTCTCAAGTGTAGCTTGCCTATCGATTAAAGCAGAATTCATATGAGCAAATACATTCTGAATTTCTAAATCAGGGCGAAGAATAGCTTTTGTAGAGTAATGACTCATCATTATTCTAAAATCAGTAATTCTTCCATTTGTATCTTTAAGAGGAGTTAATTTAATATTTGTATCTTCAATTAACTTTTTAACTTTAGATTTTTTTGTTTCTGAAGCTATAACTGTTTTAATAGCTTCTTTTATTTTACGAAAATTAGGTTTACCTTTTAAACTCCCTTCTGTATGTTGAAACGCAGAATCTTTACTATATATTTCTGTTAATGTTGTGCCCATAGCCCGTTGGTTAGTAGTAGACATTATGCCTGATGCATCTGTAACTTCCGGTACTGTTCTAGTAGCATATAGAATAGTATGAGATTCTGGAATTCCAGGAATTTTTCCTAATGAATATTCTTCGTAATACCCTTCTGCTCTCATTTTTTTTCTATCAAGAATTGTACCAGTCTTTGTATGAGTTAAATCATCAACTCGTTCAATAATGTATCCCTTAACCATTTGAGTAGGATTTTCTTTAAATAATCCTCTATAAGAATGATTTTTATAAACAGCATGTCCATCTAATAAATCAATAAATCCATTTTCTTTACGATTTTTTGCAAATTCCTGTCTAGCTAAATTACTAACTGATTTTATTTGTGATCTATTAATATGTTCTAATGCTTCCAATGTTGCATACGCTTCTAATTGATCAGTTTCTTTTTTAGAAAAATTTATTAAGTATTTTTCTGCAATTGTATGTCCATTCATATGTGCTAAAGGTAACGCCCTATTTCCTGTAGCAATATGAAAACCAAGTTCTTTAGCGTATTGTATTGCTTTAGGTACATTTCCTTTCATGCTTTTTTTTAATGATTTTTCAATATTATCTTTTTCTATTTTACGTAAAGATTTTTGATCTAACATGTCTATAATACGTTCATGCGACATATTTACAGTAAGAAGACTTGATAAATCTGCTCTTAATACTACATCAGTTAATGCTTCTCTAAGATATACTGACATTTTTTTATCTTTTGTAGCATCAACTGATTTCCACATTCCATTAAACCAATTAGTAGTAAACCTTTCTGTTTCTTGCCGTGCTTTAGATATTTTAACTTTAGCATGTAATAGTTGCTCAATTAGTGATTCAGTTAATTCACCTCCACCAATTTCAGAAGCAATACCTCGTAATGATTTATTTAACATTCTGTAATAAATCTGTCGTTGTCTAAAAGTTTCAGTGTTATCACTAAAAATTAATCTAGGTATTTGAGCTATTGCTCCTGTTACTTGTTTAATTTTTGGATCGTTTGGATCATCTCCATCTGGAGTTACCTTATAATACGTATCATCTAAAAATTCTTTAAATTTTGTATCTGATTTAGATAACGTTGAATACTGATAACTTTCATATTTTTCTAAAAGACTTTGGTGCTTACTTTGAATCGATACTAATCTTTCAGTTATTGCTAGCATTTCATGATAAGCATCTATATCTTGTAGAAAAACTTCAGATCCGTATTTAGCATAAAATCTTTTATTAATTATTTTTATAAAAGTATCTACTAATGTATCTAATGCACTTATTAAGTGCCTAAAAAGACCTGTTCTTACAGGTTTTTTAAAAGTTCTACCTGTAAGATAGTCAATCATTTGTTTATTAGTTACAGAATAAGCTAAAAATTCATGAAGCTTATTAGCTTCATTTTCTGGATTATCAAAAATATAATCGTATTGTGTTTTAGCAGTACGAATATCTTCTAATGTTGGGTTATCAATACCAACTAAAAATACTCTAAATCCTTTACCATTAAAGGAAGTATTTAGTTCACTTTTAATTTGTTTATATAATCTTTCAATACGATTTCCTATTAATGGACTATCCTCTAATGCAATAGAAGTCATAGCATGCACTAGTTCATGCACATATACTTCCTGAGGAGACTGTGCATGAGTAGCTAGCGGAGGTCTACGATTGAGAGATATCCTTATTTTATTAACTTGTTCAGTAAATTTACCTTGAGTAATACCGTCAATTTCTTCTGTATTAAGTTTAATACGGGTGGTTTCATCCATCCCCTTACCTAATAAATCAAATACTTCTTTTAGTACAGAAGTGTGATTATCCATATCTTTAGAAGATTTATAATAATTACCAGAATACTTTTTAAGTTTATTAAACATTGTCGTTATAGTATTGATATCAATATCACCTGTTAGATCATCCACAGGTTCAGGATTATTTCTTTCACTCCAGTCTATTGATAAATATTCTTTAACTTTTGGATCAACTTCATTTTCTATATTTTTTTCTTCAGGAGTATATTTAAAATCAAATTCTATAGGAAGTTGTTTTAACTTATTTTTTAATACTTCATATAAAGAAGGATCTTCATTTCTTTCTTTATCTTCTTTAGTTTCTCTTGGTACACCCATATGAGAAGTAAGATCAATTCCTTCTTTGTCAGATTTATCATGTAATGCTTTTAAAGCAGCTGTATTATCTTCATAAGCTTTACCGTTATTTTTTCTTATCTCATTAATTGAAAGTGGTTTTTCTTTATTTCTTTTACGTTGTTTATTATCGTATCCGTTTTTTAAAATCCAGGCATTAGCTCCTTTCATTAAATCAGGATTTGCTTCAGTAACTTTTTCTACTTGATCTAAAATATTAGCTAATACATTGTTTCCTTCATTTATTTCTTTAAACACATTCCCATATCTTGCAGAAGCACTTTGTAATAAGCCAGGGCTACCCATAAGTGCATCGTGTAATGCTAAAAGCATTGGAAATGTATTTAATGTTTCTGTTAATGTAGAAGCATCTATATTAATAATTAAGCGAATTAGTGTACTAACACCTGGTGGAAGGAAAGTATTGTTATAGGTGTTTGCTACTGCAGGAGTTTTCTTATTGTTATTATCTGAATAAGAGAATTCAACCGTTTCTAATCGATTTACTTGTCCAGTAGGAGATGTACTAAGTAAGCTTAATACTTGATCAAGATTACTATCTGAGTCAGCACCTAGAGCTGATTTAACCTGTGGAAACACATCTTTTAAAGTAGTAGTAAGAAGAGTTTTAATTTCTCGTTGTGTTAGAGAACTTCGTTTAATTTCAGGTATAACTTCCCCAGTCTTTTCATCTGTTCTTTCTAACTCAACTATAAGAGCTTCTTCGTATGCCTTATCATATGCAGTTTTAAATATAGCATGTAATATTTCACCAGAAGATACAACTGCTTGTCTAGCTGCTGTAGTTCCTCCAAGCATTTCATTTAAAGCTTTAGAAAATCTAGGTCTAACTACACGACCCATATCATATATTAGATGAGCATCATTAAAGTACTTATCTTGAGATTGCCCAATTTTAATTACTGTACCATCTTTAGCTACAGTGTTAATTGCTGCAATACTTCTTAATAATTTTGCAGCATCCGTTATTCCTTTTGCTTTTCCTGGTTTAAAAGCTTCTATAGCTGTCAGTCTATTTATAAATGGAATAATATTTTCTTTAATAAATTCTTGTTTACCATATACGTTTTTAACAATTTCAGTTTCTGTATTATCTAACTCTTTATTATGTTTTTCTCGTCTTTCTTGATTAAATAACACATTATAAGCTGTTTTTTTAGCATTATAATCTTTATCTGTTTTTTCAACTTTTTTAAATATATTTTTTAAAGCAATGTTATCATCATTTCTTTCTACTCCTAGAATTTTATAATGATTTACAATAGGTTTTTGAGTTTTTTCTAATTCAATATTTTTTGTAGTTTCCTTTTCTGCACTATCTACATATGCTTTTTGTAAATTATCTAATTCAATATAGAGATTTTTAACTATCGTTTTAGCAACATTTTCTGGAATAGTTTTATCACCGCCGCCATATAAAAACATTATAAATGGATACTTTACGATATCTCGTAACTTATCTATTTGCTCTAGTATAAAATTTATAGCTGTAGTTTTATTTTCGTAATTATCAGGTACAGCATAATTTTTATTCTTATCTGCATACTCTTCGGCAAATTCTATTCCTTCATACTGTTTAACTTTATCAGCTACACTATTGTATATATCTGGCTTAGCAGGATCATACTCAGTATCCCCAAACTGAATGCCAACTTTACTTAGTATATCTTCTAAAATATCTAGTCCTTCTTCACTTTGAAATTGAGGAAACTGTAAAGAATTAATAGCAAAACCACTAGAAGTAGCATCTACTTCAAAGATTACATCTGATATAAACTCTTTCTTCTGAGTTAACACATCAAATTCTGCTGCAACTGGATCACCAGTAGGCATGTATTTAGATAGAGCTACCAGTCCATGTAATGCAGACATATTTCCATTGTATGTATCTTGAATTAACGGCCACAGTTCAGCAAATTTATCTACATTCTCTTCTTTTATTGCAACAACAGCATTTTGTATATTTTTGTCATTTACCAGTGTATTAAATTCTTGTATTGATTTACTAAAACTTTGTTTATCTACTTTAATTCCAAAATTAAAAGCAACAGCTAACTTAAATAAACCAAAGTTTGATTTCTTATATGCAACAGGCTCATATGATCTAACTAAAACTCTGGTATTCTTATTCTGTTGAGGGTTAACTCCTCCTTCCATTAGAAGACGAAGTTGATTTTGAAATTTATATTTAAAATAAAATTGTTTTAATTTACCTAAAGAGAATGATTCTAAAAGTCTATCAAGACCTGTCTTCTTATTATCATTAGCTGATTTAATTGATTGTCTAAGAACTTCGTGTGTTCGTTTCTCTTTATCTTCTGTTAATTCTTCAATACCTGCTATTTCGTCTAAAAGACTTCTATATTTAGAATTTGCTAGTAAATCTACAAAGTTCATAGTTTCACCAGCACTCCATATATTTTTTTGTAATTTTTCAACTACATTTCTAACTCGTTTTGGTATTCCTGTTATAGAATTATCAATAGAAGTATCAACTTCAGGTGCTGTTTGTAGTGGGAAATTTCCTTCCGTATCTACATCAGAATCTACAGCGCTTAATATACTTTTTAATGCAGTTGATTCTTCTTTACTAATTTTTTGATCTGTATTAACTCGAATATGTCGGTATTTTCCATTATTTTCCGAAACTGTATCTGCAAATTTATTCTTGTTAGTTCCTTCAATTTTTTGGTTTGTTAATGTAGTTGCTCCTAATTTATTAGGATTAGCTGGAATTGAATCTTCTTTATAAATTGGGTTATTATAAGTACGATCTTCTTTATACTGCTCATCAAAATTCCATTCTCTAGTTTCAATTTGAATTTTTGCATTAGGATCAACTTTTGTACTTTTATAATCAGCTTTGTCTAAAGCACGATTATCAATAGTTTCTTCATCAAATAAACCGTGCTCTATTTGTAAAGCAGCTAAACCAAGTGCAGTAGTTAAATTAGTAAAATATGCATCAGAATTAACATCATTTTTTGTATCAATAGCATACATTTTTAATGTTTTTATAATATCTTTGCCAATATATTTTGCAGCTTCTTTGTAGTTAAATTTAATATTATTTAGTTCTCTATTTTCGTCTCTACTTAGTTCGCCGTATGAGTTATATAAAAATGCTTGCTTTGATTGCTTATCTGGAAATGCAACATTATCTTGATGTTGCTGTCTCCACGTTGTCATTCCCAACATCATTGTAAATATTACTTGTGGAGGTAATTGGCCATTACGATAAAGTAATACCAATGATTCTTCACTAGCCCAATTCCCACTTACTTCAGGATTAGTATGACTATCTAAATCTACAACTATGTTGTCATATCTTTTTTTGTATTCTGTATATTGTTTTACAAGTACATCAGCTGATTGCTCTATTTCGTCTTTTCCAGATTTTTCTAATGAGAACTCAAATGAAGATTGATATTCTTTTGTTAACAACTTACTCATTAAATCAATTAAAGCTTTCTTTAATGCTTTCTCATTTCCTAAAATAAATGCTTCATCTGGGATAGTATGAATCCCTTCTGATGTTTTCATTCCAACTAAATCTGAAAACTTCTTACCTAAAATATTAAGAATATTTTCTCTATTCCCAGCAAATAGCTCTGCCCCTTTTAAACGTTTTGCTTTGTCAGATGATGCATTTGTTACTGCAGATCGTTGTAAAATATTTTTATTTAACTCATCTGCAGTAATAGTAGCTGGAAATAATTCAGAAAATCTTTCTATAAAATTGCCTGATTCTTTTTCAGGTTTTGAAAATATAAATACAGAACTAGCATCTAATACCTGACTAAGTAAAGTATCTGATACACTATCTGGTATATTTAATAAAGCTCGAATAGCTTGAGTAAAGTTTCCCCATAATGAATCAGTTGATTTAATAGAAGGATTTTTAATTCCTGCAATATTCTTAAGAAGTACCGGTGCAAAAGGACTAGTTAATGCATGAGTTATTAGTTCTTCTCCTGTTACATTTCCTATAGTTTTTAAGTAACTTGGTATACGAGTTTCTAAATTTTTTTCATTTGGAAATTCTTTTTTAAAAACTTTTATTAATTTGGCTACTGTAGCGCTATCATCTGCAATATCAGTTACTGTTTTAGCTATGTTTGTTAACTGAGTAATAGCTGCAAGTTGATGTGCAGTCTTAGGATTTTTATATTCAAAACCTATAGCTTGGTGAATAAGCTCATGTAATAAAGTATTTTCTGTTAACCCCTTTTTACCTATTTTTACTCCGTCAGGTGACGATTGCCCTGCGATATCTTTACCTTTTACAGATAAATCACCAGTTTTTTTATCTGGAAATCTATCTACATACTTTATAGGAATACCTACCTTAATTTTACCTTGTATTGCTTGAGCTATAGATTTAAAAGAAGCATCTGCTGTAGTATCAATAATCCATTTAATAGCATCAGCAGTATCTCTAAACTCACTAATTATTTTTTTAGTAATTATTTGATTTTTTCTATCTTTTGCACTTCTGGGCGAAATTTTACCTTTTCTAGTTTTCCCAAAAGATTTAGGAGAAACTTTAGAAGATGTATTAGATACTTTAGTTTTATTTTTAGCGAAAGCTTTTTGTGCATTTTGAACTCTTTCGATTTCTGCACTAATAACCCCTTTAGAATCTTTTGTTTTCTCTTTTTTTAATTTAGCTACATGATCTGTAAATTCTTGTTGTGTTGTGAATTTATCTAAATTAACTTTAGGTAGAGTATATGTAGTAGAAGCTTTTTTTCGTAGTTTTAATTCAGCTGTAATTTCTTCGATTACTTTATCACTTTCTTGGATAAGTGCATCTGCTTGATTTTGTTGTTCTGTTGTATAATTTTTGTCAGCAAAATTAGTTACTATTTCATTACTTAAATCTTTACTAACTTTTTCTTTCTCTTTTAATTCAACCTTAAGTGCTTCTATAGTCCATTTAGAGTATATGGTTTCTGTAACAATTGAAGGAGAGGCTTGTTTATTAAGCTCTGCTTGTTCTATATCAGCATCAGTAAGTAAAGTGCCTCTATCAAGCTTTTTATTTTTATAATCTTTTAAAGAACTAATAACTTCACTATCTTTTTTACGTTTACCTTTTTGCTCTTCAGCTGTTTTAAAATAAGAAGTATTTTTATGTCCTTCGACAACTTTTACTGTATCTTTGCCATATTGTATTTCTTTCTTAATTGTTTCAATTAACTTACTTGATGTATCATCAATATAAAAAACAATTCTACCTTCTTCTTTTTCTTTTAACAAAGTAGATTTTGCAACTGCTATTGTAGGTGTAGTATATGACATTACCCTTCCAGTACCTGGATCTTGATGTCCATATACAACCCATACTTTTTTATTCCCTTGTGCGTCTTCTCCAGTAGTTCTTTTATTACGTAAATCAACTACGTTCTCAAATGCAGT